CTATTTATCGGAAGGTTTATCTTGCTGCGGTTTGTTGTTGACCATATCGCACAACATAGAGAGCAGCATTAACCGTACTTTAAAGGGAGAATGACTAAACACGCGCATACACCTCTTGAACTCATTCATAAGACCTCCTGACTTGCTAATCCCGTCGATCCTTGAGGGATGATTGCATTACATACAGATATAGCACAGGCTATATTATAAAGCATCAACTATCTACGAAAAACAATAACTTACAGTGTTATCAATAAGTTACGTTAGTTAATATCTGTGAGTATTCGGCAGTATTTCTAAGCTGTCGCGACATTTTTGCGACATTTTAAGGGGTTAAGTCGCACGGCATCTTCAAGGTGGCTTGGGGCGAAATGGGCATAACGCATTGTCATAGTGATGTCAGCGTGGCCGAGAATTTTTTGCAGAACCAGAATGTTTCCGCCGTTCATCATAAAGTGGCTGGCAAATGTATGGCGCAGTACATGGGTAAGCTGGCCGGAGGGGAGTTCAATGCCTGCACGTTCCAGAGCAGAGCGGAAAGCGTTGTAGCAGGGCTTGGGGAACAGAGCGCCTTTTGTTTCAGGTAATTCGGACAGAAGTTCATCATCAAGGGGAATTGTTCTGTTGCGCTTCCCTTTGGTTTTGACGAACGTGACTTTACCCCCGGCGATCTGGGAGCTTTTCAGCGTTGCCGCCTCATTCCACCTTGCGCCGGTAGCAAGGCAGATTTTGACAACTAATTCTAGGTACTTAACTTTACTTCGTTTGCATTCCAGTAAAAGCCGATCAATTTCTTCGGTAGTGAGGAAAGCCATTTCGGTTTCATCAGTACGATACTGTCTGACGTTTTCTAGTGGGTTGGGTGCTGACCATTCACCAATCCGTTTCAGCTCGTTGAACATAGCCAGGAAGTAAGCATGTTCAAGGTTCATAGTTTTCGGGGAAACCTTAGATACTCTGTTGGTACGGGCATAATGCCCATCCAGCCTTTTAGCGCGGTAGGCTGTGAACAACTGGGCATTAAATTCTGTGGCCAGCGGGAATCCCATGCATTCCGCCGCCCAGGTCATAGCATTTTTACGCTTTTCGCCATTGCTCAAAGCTACGCCGTGGCGTTCATACCACATTGTTATCAGATCTATTAAAGTTCGCTTGTCCTTCCCTTCACCCAGCCACGGAGCTGCGTCTACTTTCTGAAGCGTATGGTTTTCGAATGCCAGGGCTTCCCCTTTCGTGGCAAATTTTTTACGTATACGCTTCCCGTTCTTGCCATTACTGCGGTTGACGGTGTAGAAGTCGGCGATCCATTCGCCTGTAGGAAGTTTACGAACGCTCATTTTATTTTATCGTCAGAACAACGCGGCCTATGATTTTTATGTCGTCAATTCCGCAATCAAATGCCATACCAACACCGCTAACTCTGACTTTTCGTACCGGAATCCGTGTAAGAGTGCGGACGCTTGTTTTTCCTTCAACTTCAACCAACCAATCATCGTCATAAACTTCAGAATAAGACTGGTCAACAATGTACTGAACAAGGCCATCCAGAACACAAATCGGTTGTTGCGGTAAGGGCTTACCAGGCAGGAAGATGACTTTATCAAGCATAAGTGTGCCAGCGTCATAGAGTTGGCCATCAACAATCTTGCTGCGCGGTATTTTGAGTATGTCTAATTCATCATCATTAAATTTACGTCCCTGTCCTGTCGCCAGCCACTCCAGATTAGCGCCTGTTTCGGCTACACATTTCACGACAATGTCTGCCGGGAAAACTCCACGCTTGTAGCGTGAAGAAAGAGAACTGGCTGCCATGTCCAGATGTTCCGCGAGCTGTAACTTCTGCGTAAATCCGTAAGCCTCGATCACCCTGTCAAGAATCGGTGTGCTATCTACGTTTAGGTCGATTTTAAATGTGCTCATAGCGAATCCATAAGTCTCGATTCGAGAAATTAAAATTGACACTTCTCGAAACGCGAATTAATCTGGCTCCATATTTCGAATGTTGCCTTATATAACCCTGTATTGCCGTACAGGTTAACTTGTGGAGTTTGCCTCATGCGTCCGAACATTACAATCATCATCCCTGAGCCATACCTGCCTTTAGACGAGTATTGCCGCCGTACTGGTACCAACAAAGAAACCGCCAGGAACCTGATCGAATACGGGAAATTACCTATTAAGCCGAAGGGTAAGCAGAAGAAAGGCTTGGTCGAAGTCAACATGGCCGCGCTCACTATTCAGGCTTTAAGCGAATGTGACATTTCGCTTAACGCGTAATCCATCCTACGGATTCGGGAGAGGCAAACAATGTTTGATTACCAGACCTCTAAACATGCGCACTTTGATGCGGCTTGCCGAGCATTTGCAATTGAGCACAATCTTGAAGATGTGGCCGCTGCCGTTGGTATGAGGCCGCAGATCCTGCGCAACAAACTGAACCCAGCACAACCGCACCGCCTGACCTGTGATGAGCTTTTGGCTATCACGGATTACACCGAAGATGCGCGTTTGCTTGATGGGATGTTAGGTCAGATTAACTGCCTTCCATCCGTGCCGGTGAACAATGCCACAGAAGGCAACATGCAGTTGTGCGCACTGAGTGCCACAGCCAGTGTGGGCGCGATTGCTGGGGAAGCCGTATCAACTGGCTATATGACTGCCGCCCGCCGTACTCAAATTCTGGATCGTGCCCGCGATGCAATCCGTAGCTTATCCGTGCTGGCTTATACCGTTGAAAGCCGTATTCACTCTGCGCCTGTTCTGGCTGCGGCGGTGGAGCTGGTCACAACCAACGCCACCGGCCTGATGTGAGGGAACACCATGAAAGCGTTTGTCACTTACCTGAAAAAAGAATCACCAGCCATGCAGTTGCCGAGTGGTTCAACGGGCTGGATAGAACTGCCAAACGGTCAGCGCTGGAACCCTGGCCACATGTACAAATTCAATGGCCAGCAGCCGCGCCGCCCGTGGTGGCGTCGTCTGATGGGACTATAGGGGGCGTTATGGCGATTAGCCAGGAACAGCAAAAGCGCGGGCTGGAGCATTTAAAACAGATCCGCCGCAAATACTTCAACGAAAGCAGCGAGGCCGCTGAATGGTGGGACAACTTAACACCGGAGTGGCGCGGCGTGGTGCTTCATGCTGCTGCGGTTACTTCTGGTTCCGGGGCATTTAAAGCCCACTTAAGCAAATGTTGCTGGCGTGAGATTTATGAACGCCTGGGCTATCGGGACATGATTCAACTGCGCCAACGCAGAAACGACCGTTAAGAATATTGCATTTAACTACATAGTGAGACTCGCATAATGACTTTTAAAATGAGTGAAACCGATCAAACAGTTACTGTTTATAACCTGCGTTCCGACACGAATGAATTTATTGGTTCAGGTGATGCTTTTATTCCTGCGCATACTGGACTGCCAGCCAACTGCACAACAATAAAACCACCGGTAATCAAAGTGGGGTTTGTGGCAATTTTTGATTCAGAGAAGCAAAGATGGATTTCCCGTGAGGATCATCGTGGTGAGGTGGTGTTTGATACAGAAAACGGTAATGAACTGGTGATCACCGAGCCAGGTGTTTACCCGGAAGGGACAACCACGTTAGCACCGGCTAATGCCTGGCAAAAATGGAATGGTAAGGCGTGGGTGGATGATGCGGAGGCCATGCGAATTGTATTAGTCAGCGAGGCAGACGCCGAAAAGAAAAGCCTGCTTAAACAGGCCAATGACGCCATTGCCACATTGCAGGATGCCGTTGATTTAGACATGGCAACCGAAGAAGAAGCACTGCTGCTTACCGCATGGAAAAAATACCGCGTTTTACTGAATCGTATTCAACCGGAAGATGCGCCGGAAATTGTGTGGCCGGAGGTGCCTGGAAATGTGGCGTGAAGCACGTCTGGCCTTTACGGATTCTGTTGCTGCTCTGAACTGTTCGATCGTCCCTGCGCATCCGTGGATTTATGGGCTGGGACAGCAGACAGCGAATGGGGCATATCTCAGTCCGGTTAATGCCGTTCGCTATCTTGCTGAACGCCTGGCCGGAACTGGAGGGAATGCGGACGTGGTGATTATGATGGTCACCGGACAGACGCAGGAAAACTTTATGGTCAGCCTGAATAACCTGGTCGGGATATTCCCCGCCCCGGCATTCACGCAGGTCAAACGGCTGGCGCAATCTGCCGCAGCTCTGGCTATTGAAAAGATGCAGATCCCTGCGAAATCCGGCGCTGCGTTACCTGCGTCCATTCCGCTGTCTGTACCAACCAGCAGGGTTGCTTTATCTGCTGCGGCAATCAGCCAGGCACAAAAGGCGGCGGGTGCCGGGTTTGATATCGAAGGGCTGAAAAAACAGCTGGGCGAGTTCACGCAGCTGCGTGACCAGCTTATCAGTGACGTGGTCAGCGGCCTGAATGATTTACAGGGAAAAAGTGCCAGAGCGTGGGTTTTTACTGCCAGCGGAGACACCGGCACCACGTTACTGGAACTGATGAAGGACATTCCGCAGCAGTCTGCCGTTTACACCGCAGCCATGATGCTGGTTGGTGATAATCTTGATGGAATAAAGGGAATGATTCATGACTTCGATCCCGACACTGGCGCTTAATGGCGAGGCCATCCAGCTGAAAAACATGCGGGTGACCGTTTCACAGCAGTTTCAGGATAAAGATCAGTCCGGCCAGACCAGCGCCACAACAAAATCAGAGCAGGGAGCAAAGGGAAAGGAACTGCGGATCAGCGGTGAAATACCTTTTAAACAGCCTGAAATACTGAAGCGTATTTTTGAGCTGGCCAGTGCTACCGATGCCAGTGGTAATCGTCAGAAGTACCGCGTGGCGCATGAAGTTGCCCGTGCAGTTAATTTTCGTGAAGCAACGTTCAGCGGAATGCTGGATGCGCCCCAGCAGGACGGGAAAATGTCCTGGCTGGTGACATTCACACTGGCGGAACATATCAGCGTGCAGGAAAAGCGAGAGGCCAGGGCAACAGGTAAGACGACCGCAAAAAAACAGACTGCCGGTAGTGCGGGACAGTCCGGTGGCCAGTCTGCCGGAGAGGATGAAGAAAAACTGACGTGGTTTGAACGCAAGGTGCTGAAGCCCGTCAATGATGCTTTGGGTTAATAATGAAACCAGTAAAACGTCTTTACCTTTCAACGGATGAAATTCACCTGGTGGATGCCAGCCTGGTACTGGAGCTGAACAGCTGCGGTCGGGGCTTCATCACCGCAGAGACAACAACCGATTACACCGGAAAACTGGTGCGGCTGGATGTGGGGTATACCGATCTGCTTTTGCGCTGGTTTACGGGGTACGTGGAGCGATCGCAGCCCGCAGAAAACGGTTTTCAGCGTCTGTTCATTCGTGAACTGGTAGGTGTGTTTGAAAGGATGTGGCCATGTTCGTTTCAGCACCCGACTTTGCGTGAAATTGCGGGCTGGCTGGAAGAAAACAGCGGGATCACGGTCAGTGTGCCTGATGCACAGTACAGCGATACCCCTATCCCACATTTTACTCATAACGGTACCGGCTATCAGTTGCTGAACAATCTGGGCAGGGCGTTCAGTATCCAGGATTACATCTGGTACCAGTTGCCTGATGGTTCGCTTTACGTCGGCGGTGCAGAAAAGTCATTGTTTGCCGGTCGTCCCGTAGAAATCCCGTCAGAGTTCAGCCAGGGGGCTGCTGGTGGTAACTCTGTGACATTACCAGTGATCCAGACTATGCGGCCAGGGGTGGAGATGAACGGTGAACGCGTGACTAAAGTTCACCTGACTAATGACACGATGGCGATCACATGGACGCCGAGAAACCGCGCAACGGGTAAACCTTTGCAGAAAACACCGGCGCAACGGCAGATTGAAAGCCATTACCCGGAACTGGCATCCGGGCTTCATTTGCCAAAGATGGCCAGAGTCGTGGCGCATTCAGAGCCGGTAAAAAGCGGTAACTTTGCCGATCCCTTCCGTCCACGTTACGCCGTGGACGTGCAGCTGCTTGACGCAGACGGAAATCCGGACAATCAGACACCTGTTTATTCAGCGGTGCCGCTGCCGGTACCAATGGCCGGGAATGATTCGGGTATGTTTCAGTTTCCGCCAGAAGGGACGCTGGTTGAGGTTGCATTCACGGGAGGCAGACCGGATAAACCCTTTATCAGGCAGACCCTGCCGGATGGTACCAGCCTGCCGGACGTTAAACCCGGTGAGCAATTGCAGCAGCAGCGGGAAGAAGTATGCCAGAGAGTGACGCAGGCTGGAGACTGGGTAAGGCAGACCGATCAGACCATCAGAGAAACATCAATGGTGCGAACCGTAAAAGCCGATACAGAACAGCGCGAGCTGGTCAGCCGTGAAACCACGGTGAAAGCCACGGATAAAACCACGGTACTGGGAACCGCCACACTGCTGGCCGGAGCCATCCAGCATGTAAGCGCCGGTGATTATAGCCAGGCGGTGAAAGGTAACAGGCTGGCCAGCATTGAAGGGAATGACGAAACTGAGATAACCGGGAAACAGTCCACTAAGGTGGCGGGAGCCGTAGATGTGGATGTGGGGGGAACCCTGACTGAAAAGATTGCTGCATTACGCAAATCGGTGGCATCGGGCGGTCAGCAGATTATGGGGCCAACCGTCCATATCGGCAGTGAAAGTGTAAACACGCTGACCATGATGTTGGACACCATTGATTTACTGGCAGAGCTGGCGCAGCAATGTGCGAGTCATTCGCACCCCAGTGTTGGTACGCCAACCAATGCCGGAGCGTTTACCCGGACGGCGACAAAGGCCGGACAGACCCGGAGCAAGTACCAGAACATCATTGCCTGACCATTCCAGACAGCCCGCAAAACGCGGGTTTTGTCGTTTTCTCAGTTCCTTGATAGGATTATTGCATACTCAAATGATAGGAATAGGGATATGAAAAATTTCATTATATTAGCTGTAGGGGCAGCAGTTTCATTTAATGTGTTTGCGGCTGAGGTTGTTTATGTGCCAACAGATACGAAGGCTAGTTACACGATTTTAGATAAGACTCGCGACGGCAGCATGGCTACTATAACAACTGAAAGAAAGGGGCCGTCTGGAACATCATATTCAAAGCGGCTGTACGACTGTACTGCCGGGACAGTTAAATATCTTGGAGACGGTGAGACCATCGAGCAGATGAATAACTCAGCACCAGATCCAAATATGGCCCCTATAGTTGACCGCTCAATTGCATACTACATTGGACAAAAAGCCTGCCAGTAA